CCAAGCAACTGATCCTCAGGCGAGTTCTTCACGATGAAGCCGGCAAACATCGCTGCCGTCTTCTTGCGGACCAGTTCGGCGTCATCGTACTGGTCGAGTTCGTGCAACTTCACCAGCACCTGGGTCAGCCACGGCTGCCCTCGAAGCTGACCTGGGCGGATTGGCCGGAACAGGTGCAGCACGGATTCCGCCGGCACGCGAACCAGTTCTGTCGATGCCATTGGGTGCAGCGAGTCGCCCGGATGCTGCCGGTAGAGGTGATAGGCGACCCGTTTGCCGATGGCGTTGAACTCAATCCCGGCGCGAATGAAATTGCCGTTTTCCAGGCGCCGGTTTTCGTTTGTCGGCAGATGCTCGCCTTCGAGAAGCTGCAACTGCAGCGGCACGCTGAGGCCGTCCTTGGCCTGACGCGGCCGGATCCGAATGAGGCATTCTCCACCCTCTGCCGTCGAGCGGCAGGCCAGCGCCTGCAATCCGTAGAAATCGGTCAGGCCACTGGCATCGGCGTCATCTGTCCACCGCAGCCAGAGTTTCTGGATGCGCTCCCTGACCGCCGCGTCAGGAAAGAGCGACTGTGGCTTGATGCCGGTGCCGACGCAGTTTGCGACGAAGGCATCCAGCGCGTTGGTCGCCCAGGGATTGCGCCGCACCATGTCTCTCGAGCGGGACCGCAACGTGTCCAGCCCTCCGAACACCAGCGTGTTAATGTCGCTCGTGGCCGCCAACCAGCCCAGGGTGCGGCGACTGCTGGCCGCCGCCTCATAACCGGATGCCATCCGCGGGCGCCGGGTGAGTGCCTCCTTCAATCGAGCCAGCAACGTCATCGATTCAGAAGCCCTTCCCCGTGGAGACTCGGATCTGCCGCACAAACGGCGTCCCGGCGCTCTTGGCCAGCTCCGCTTCAGCCGTGGCGATCGCCTGTTTCAGTTCGGCCACATCCCGGAACTCCATCTCGCGGTCGGCGAACCTCACCTTGCGCACACCACTGGCCAGGGCGTCGCGGAGCGCCTGCAGTTGCTGTTCGGTGTAAGGCATTGTCAGTTTTGAAGGAATCGGCTACGGATGATTCTCCGGCCAGGAAGGCCGCGTTGTGCATTCACATTTCCTGCTTCCGGCGGCGGATCGCCGGCTGCGGCAGCAGTCATCGACTCGCGAGCCGAATCGAGCGGAGTTTCAAGTTCCCGCCAGTGACGTTCCGTGAAACGGTCGATGCCGTGTATCGAAGCCGCCGCCCGCGAATAGACTCTCGTGTCGAGTGCCTCATTCCTCGTGTTGGCGCCCAACACCCAGTGACCTTTGATAAAGCTCTCCGATGTCAGCTGCCGGAAGTACTCTTCCTCGTAGCGCGGGAAGTGGCAGTAGCCAGCCGGAAACGGCTCGCCACTCTCATCTGTCGGCGGGACCAATCGCAACCGGCTGTACAATTCCGACTTCGCTACCGGCGTGCCCAGCGTCCACAGCCGCGTTCCGCGCCGCTTGCCGGCGTCGATTGGCGAGGCCCCGAGGATCAGCCGGTCGGTCCGAGCTGTGCCTTTCACGGCGACAGCCGTCTTCGGGTGTGAAGCTCGCGCTCCCGCCGGACCCCAAGAAGCCTGTGGATGGCCGCGCACCCAGTCGTAGGTAATGCGCGGGTTGTAGCCCGAGTCGATGCAGAGCACGCGGATCGGCAACCGGAGGCCGCACACATGCGGGAACTCCTCGTCCAGCACGGCGTCGAGTTGCCGCCACACTTCGGGCCGGGCTGTATCGCCCATCAGCACGCGGTAGTCGACCGACCAGGACTCCTTTGCGCGTCCCCAGGCGACCACTTCCACTTCGATCCGATTCGGATGGACATCGGCGCCGGCGGTGAGAAACAGGCCGCCCTTGGGCACCGAGCCAATAGGATAATCCTCTCGTCGGTCATAGAGCGGCTGCCAGTCGGGCGCGTCGCCGCGCTCCTGCCAGGATTCGCCTAACACCAGATTCACGAACGATTTCAACCTCTCGACGTCCTTCTGAGCCTTCTCCCAGTCATCGGCCGCGCGATCCCATCCGTACCAGCCCACTGGGCTGTACAGGCTCGACAGGTGATAGCCGCGCGTGCGCCCGTCGCCAGGCGCCTCCGGCCTCCAATCGCCAGCCGCAAGCATCCCGGCCTTGTGGTGGTTAAAGACCTGGCGTTCGCAGGCAATGCAAATGTAGGCCACCTTCTGCGGCTCACCTTTGGGCCAGCGCAGCCGCTCAAACTTCAACACCTGGAACTCTCCGCAATGCGGACATGGCACCCAGTAGCGCCGCTGATCGCTTTCCGCGAACGCAGCTTCGATACGGCTCAACCCCGTGATGAGCGGCGTTGAGACCATGAAGACCTTGCGCCGCGCGAAAGTCCGTGTGCGCGCGAAGGCCAGGTTGATGGGATCGCCTTCGCCGTCGACGTCGCCCGGGTAGGCGTCGATCTCATCCAGGAACAGATACCGCACCGCCATCGAGCGCAGGCCCACGGCGGAGTTGGCACCGGTCATCACCAGCACGCCTCCAGGGAACTCCTTCGACAGGACGGTGTTGCCGGAATCGCGCGATCGCGGACTTTTCACCAGCTGCCGCAGCGGCTCGCTCTCCTCGATCAGCGGATCGATCCGCTGCTTCGAGTTGCGCTTGGCCATCTCGACGGTCGGCTGGACCAGCATCATCGGCCCAGGCGATTTATGGATCGTATAGCCTACCCAGTTATTTCCGAGTTCAGTTCCGCCCAGTTGCCCGGCCTTCATGAACACCACCCGCTCGACCGGCACAGCCGGCGACAATGCGTCCATAATTTCGCGCAAGTACGGCGTCCGGTCCGTACGCCACGGGCCGGGCTCGGCGGAAGCCTTACCGGAGAGCCGCCGGTGCTGGTCAGCCCACTCCGAGACCGTCAGCAGCGGGTCGGGCCGCAGGCCAGCGCGGAAGGCGTCGTCGTAAACCTCAGTCGCTGTTTGTGCCAGCGAGTTCATCAAGCGCCTTTCGAATCTCCACGGTCAGCATCTGGTGCACGTTGTCGGCATCGGTTTCGGCCGCAAGCGTCGCCGCCACCCGGTCGGGGATGTTCAGCAAGCTGTCGCGCACGGTGCGCGCCTTTGTGAACGCCGCGACCTGCACTTCGTCACGGCTGATCAGCTTTGCCGTCTTCTCCTCGAACTCGATCTTGGCCAGCCGCGCAAGGTAGCTCTCCCGGATGGCACGGGCCCGGAAGTAATCAAGGCCTCCGGCACCACTCGGATCACTTCGCGGCGGCTCCACAAATGGAACCACCGGCGCAACGAGCGTCGGAGCCGGCGAACGCCGTTTCTGACCTGGCCGGGTCTTGGCGCTCCAGTCGGCATCGGCGCGCTCTGAATCAATCGAGCCGTCCGCAGTCGTCGCAATCCTGCCCGACCGGATCGCTTTCTGCACGGCTGCCAAGCTCACGCCGCGATGTTTTGCGTACGCGCGGAGACTCAGCAGCGCCATTGAAGATTCTTCGGCCTAACTCGATCATCCGCCTTGCTTCTAATCGGAACGCGAGTGATGAATGGGTTCGCCATGAGGAACACCAAAGCCAAACAAACCGCCACCGCCTGCTACGCCGACCGCCTCGCCGATTGCCGCGACCTGCTGAAGCGCATCGCCATCAGGCTCGACGAGCACGAAATGAGGCAGCGGCTCGACTCCACCAACTGGGGCTACGCGGGCGATCTCGGCCATGTCAGCCAAGAGCTCGCCTACGTGCTGGCCGCCCTGGGCGACCGCAGCGCGGTGGACGCGAAAGGCTTGGACTACTAGGCCACAACACCGATCACAGACCAGAAAGGACAGTCATGACCACATTCACCATCTCCACAGACAACACCATCACGGCGTTCTCCGCCTTCGAGGAGGACCGGCTCGCCCGCGTCGAAAACCTCGAGGGCAGCTTCTCTTCCGAGAAGGAACTCGCCAAGCTCTCCGCCGCCTGGCCGATGGCCCGGTTCGCCGAGGTCTGGAACGAGTTCGCTGGCGTCGTGCCCTTTGGCGATCTGAAGCCGGTGAAGAAGTTCACCGACCGCAAGACCGCGGTCGCCCGCATCTGGCGCGCTATCCAGGCCCTGACGCCCGAACCGCCGCGCCCGGTGGCCCCCGCCGCGCCCAAGCCCGCGAAGGCGACCAAACAGGCCACCGCACCCGGCGCGACGCCCACGGCGCGCGAAGGCAGCAAGAAGGCCATCGTCCTCGACCTGCTCCGCCGCCCCGAAGGCGCCACGCTCGACGACATTATGTCCGCAACGGGGTGGTTGGCTCATTATGCCGATGTCCAGATTATGCCGACTTGTGTTGGCAACCCGGCCTGTACGGCGGGGATCGCGGCGATAGTGTCGGCATAATCAGTGACGTTTGACCACATGCTACGGTCTCC